TTTTTCACGCATCAGGAGTATTAGGAAAAGACTTAATTAACACAAAGGCAACATCTAAATTAGGTGACTGGGTAGAATTAAGAGCAGTTAGTTTAACTGAATACTACATTGTAGGTGGACAAGGAATCTGGGCATCAGAAGGATAATATTAATATATAAAAAATAAAAAAATGAGTAATTTAAAAAACATTCAATTAGCGACTACTACAAACGTAACCACTACGTATTCTGGCGAATTTGCGGGTGAGTATATCGCAGCGGCTTTACTATCTGCATCAACTATTGATGACGGTGGTTTAACAGTAAAAGCAAATATTTCTTTTAAAGAAGTAATCAAGAAATTAGCAACAGGAAACTTAGTTTCACCTGCATCTTGTGATTTTGCACCAAATAGTTCTGTAACACTTACAGAGCGTATAATTCAGCCAGTCGAACTACAGGTAAATTTACAATTATGTAAATATGACTTTGTAAATGATTGGGAATCGCAGTCAATGGGCTATGGTTTAGGTCAAACTTTACCTCCAAAATTTAGTGACTTTATGATTGCTCACGTAGCAGCAGAGGTTGCTCAAAATACAGAGTTCTGTATATGGCAAGGTGATGTAGCAGCAGCAACAAATAATTCATTTGATGGATTTGAAAAACTAATTGCAGCAGCAGCAGCAGCAGGAGATATTCCAGCGGCTCAACAAGTAGCAGCAGTAGGTGGTGGTGGACTTTCAGCAGCAAATATTATCGCGGAAATGTCGAAGGTAATTGATGCCGTACCATCAGCATTATACGGAAAAGAAGATCTCTTCTTATATATCGGTTCAGCAGCAGCAAAATTCTACGTTCAAGCACTCGGAGGATTTGCATCTCAAGGATTGGGAGCAAATGGTACAAATGCACAAGGTACTCAGTGGTGGAATAACGGAAGTTTGACAATCAACGGAGTTAAAGTTTTTGTATGTCCGGGTATGGCAATCAATAAAATGTATGCAATGCAGAGATCAAACGTATACTTCGGTTGCGGCTTATTAAACGACACAAATGTCGTGAAGGTTCTTGATATGCAAGATTTGGACGCTAGTAACAATGTCAGAATGGTAATGCGTTTCACAAGTGCAGTACAATTTGGTATTGCATCCGATATAGTAGAATACGCTTAAAATTAAATTAATCAACTAGGAGCATTGAGTTTATTCTTAATGCTCTATTAGTTATAAAACAATATAAAATTATGGCTTGTACCCTAACAACTGGCCGAAAAGTACCGTGTAAGTCGGCTTTCGGCGGAATTAAAACAGTATACTTTGCAAATTTTGCACAAAATCCTGGTGTTGATGGAATTACTGCAGTTAACATTGATTCAACATCAAAAATAGGAACTATACAGAATGGAACTCCCGTACCTGTTTGGTTTGAATATGATGTAAAAGGAAATTCTAGTTTAGAAACTACTGTTACAAGTAGCCGAGAAAACGGAACAACATTTTACACTCAAACACTAAATTTAACACTAACATTCTTAGATGCTAAAACTCAAGCAGAGTTGCAACTATTAGCGGTTTCACGTCCGTACATTGTCGTTTCCGATTACTATAATAATAATTTCCTATGTGGATTTGAAAATGGAATGGAATGTACAGGTGGTACAGTAGTCACAGGCGCGGCAGCAGGCGATTTAAGCGGCTTTACTCTAACATTCGAAGGAATGGAAGAATCAGCACCTTTCTTTGTTACAGCGGCTCCTACGGCATCTGCATTACAAGTTGATCCAACACCTACAGGAGTTCCTGCTTAGGTTTAATTAGTTTTTTTAGTTAGAAAATCAAGCATCCATAATAGGGTGCTTTTTTTTTTGCTCAAATGATTCTACAAAATAGATAGTTTTTTTCGTTATATAAGTAATGATAATATTAACTACATCAGCAACTGCTCAAACATTAAAGGTTATACCTAGACAGTATGACTCTATAGGCTTTACATTGTCTATTAGAGATGATAGCACAAATATCACAAAACTATATCAGAATAAGAATGGAACTATCTCAGGTAATTATTTGACATTTACTAATGTCTTTAATCCTGTTTTAGTTGAGGCACATTTTTTTGACTTATATTTATACATTGATTATGATTTTTGGAATACTAACAATAGTTTCTGGAATTTATATGATGTTTTATGGAATGTAGATGGTAATTTTAAAGAGGACATTTATAGAGATAAAATATTTTGTACAGATCAAGATATAGATCAATTAAATGATAATGATCATTATGAATTAAATAAAGGTCAATTTACTTTTTATAATGGTTTTAATAATACTTATACAGTAAGATGAAAAACACAAGATTAAGAAATAACAAAGGTCAATTTAAAAAGAAATCTAAATTATCAGAATTTGGATTCGTGCAATTAAGCACTTATACAAGCCCACTTATTAAAGAGGTAAATGGTGAAGAGTATATCGAATATGGTGCGGACAACAACTACTTTCAGTACTTAATAGACAGGTATAATGGAAGCCCAACCAATAATGCTGCAATTAACGGTATATCTCAAGCCATTTATGGTAAAGGTTTAAATGCAACAGATGCAAATAGAAAACCTAATGAGTATGCTCAAATGATTTCTTTGTTTAAAAAGAATGTTGTTAGAAAATTGTGTTATGATTTAAAATTAATGGGACAATGTGCAGTTCAAATAATCTATTCTAAGGATAGGAAAAAGATAGCACAAATAGAACATATGCCTATAGAGACTTTAAGAGCAGAGAAGGCTAATGAAGATGGTGAAATACCTGCTTATTTTTATTTTAAAGACTGGGTAAACATCAAAAGAAGTGATGAACCATTAAGAATACCTGCTTTTGGTATGTCTAATGAAAATATAGAGATATATTATATAAAACCCTATAAATCAGGCTTTTACTACTATTCTCCGGTCGACTATCAAGGAGGTTTACAGTACGCTGAACTTGAAGAAGAGGTGTCAAATTATCATCTCAATAATATACTTAATGGTCTCGCTCCATCGATGCTTATAAATTTCAATAATGGTACGCCTAATCAAGAAGAACGTCAATTAATAGAGCAAAAAATAGCACAAAAATTCTCAGGTAGTTCTAACGCAGGTCGCTTTATATTAGCATTTAATGATAATAAAGAAAGTCAAGCAGATATAACTCCTGTACAGTTAAGTGATGCACATAACCAGTATCAATTCCTTTCTGAGGAATCCACTAAAAAAATAATGGTAGCACATAGGATAGTCTCACCTATGCTATTAGGTATTAAGGATCAATCTGGTCTTGGAAATAATGCAGAAGAGATAAAGACTGCTTCTTTGCTTATGGATAATACAGTTATAAGACCTTTTCAGGAACTTTTAATTGATTCCTTTGATCAACTATTAGCATACAATGATATTGCCTTAAATCTATACTTTACGACTTTACAACCCTTAGAATTTACTGAGGTTAATACAGATATACAAGACAAAGAAGATATAGAAGAAGAGACAGGTGTTGAAATGCAGAAGTTTAATCTTAAAATGATAGACGGAAATGAGGCTTACAAGACTATTGAAGAGGCTGAGGCTAAAGCAATAGAAAAAGACTGTAAAGGACATCACGAACATACAGAAGAAAATGGTGATGTTTGGTATATGCCTTGTGAAAGTCATTCAGAAATAGAAAAATTATGTTGTTCTTCAGATTCAGATGATAGTGATGAAGAGGTTGCTAATAAATTAATTGCTTTAGGTGAAGATATTGATGAAGATAAATGGGAGGCAATATATGAACAGGATGTTGATTATGAAAATGATGATAAAATTGATGCAGTAATAACTGAATTAAACAGTCAAAGTGAAGAAAAACTGTCATTACTAAGTAAAATCTGGAAATTTGTTAGTACTGGAACTGCTACACCAAATAGAGCCTCAGCACAAGATAAAAAAGTAGGTGAAAATTACTTTAAAGTTAGATATTTTTATAGCCCTAGAAAAGTTGGTGAAAATGCAAGAAGATTTTGCAGAGCAATGAAAGGAGCAAATAAATTATATACAAAAGAAAACATAATAAGAATGGGTAAAGAGCCTGTCAATAAAGGATGGGGACCGAAAGGTGATTCTGCTATGTACTCAATTTGGTTGTACAAGGGCGGAGGTAATTGCCATCATTCTTGGAAAAGAGTAACGTATAAAAGTAAAACTGCAAGGATTAATTTACAAGATGCACAGGATATAATAGGAACAAGACAGGCCGCTATAATGGGCTATAAGGTTACTAACCCTTATCAAGTATCTATTCAACCTAGAAATTTACCTAATAGGGGATTTTTACCGGGCAATCCACAAGGAAATTAAAATTTAAGATATGGCAACAGTATTATTTATAAATAGAACAGATCTTGTAAGAAATTCGATCATTGACGGAAATGTAGATACAGATAAGTACCTGCAGTTCATACGTTTAGCGCAAGAAATTCACGTTCAGAACTATTTAGGAACTAAAATGTATGAGGGATTAACAAATGCAATAATTGCAGGAATTGATTTAAACGCAAATGCAAGATGGAAACTTTTATTAGATGAATATATAGTTCCAATGCAAATATGGTTTGCTCAGGTTGAGTATATTCCGTGGGGATCTTATCAATTGCGTAATGGTGGTATGATGAAACATCGTTCAGAGAATGCAGAAACTGTATCTAAAGATGAAGTTGATTTTTTAGTTGAAAAGGCTAGGACAAATGCTGAATGGTATTCAAGAAGATTCATTGACTATATGGCTTTTAATCAAACTCTGTTTCCAGAATATACTAATAACGTAAACGATGATATTTATCCATCAACAGATGCATTATTTAATGGATGGGTATTATGAGATATAAGCCTAAAAACAAAAACATTGAAAAATTAAAAGTCTTTTTAAAAAAGATTCAAAATAACAAAATAAAAAAATCAAAGAATGGCAACTCTATTTAATACAAAAATATCTGCAACTTACGAAGGCTTATTAAAAACTATTGATAATGCAGTAATATCTGCAACATTAAGGGAACTCTCAGATGGTTCAGGAAATGGCTCAGGCTTGTTTTTAAACACCGCAGGAGACTTTAAAGTTACAAGTATACTAGAATGGGGTTCTTTAAGAGATACAGGCACAGGCGTTACTATAACGCAATTTGTAACTGCTGCTAATGGAATAGAAAATTTTAATAATGATACTACATTACCTACAAGTGCTGCAGTAAAATTATATGTAGACACTAAATTCTCACAAACAGATACGTTAACAGAAGTATTAGGATTTGGTAATACAACAAGTGGAAAAGA